ACATCCAAAAAGCGTGGTAGTTGATGTAGAACGGGAGGCTTGCGTAGGTCTTCCCGTTCCACTCCCTCCACATATTCGGTGTAGGATTGAATGTAATGTCGGGGCTAAATTCGCCTTCCATGTTCGGGTAGGTTTCAATCCGAGTGAAGGACGGGTACAAATTGTCCTCAAACATCGGGTCGAATTGCTTGGTAAAATTGACGAAACCCTCTTTGGGGAGCATCATGTCGTCCTCGAAATACGCCACCCAGTCAAAGTGCCGATACACCTCTGCAATCCTGTGGCGGTGCTTGCTCGTCAGTTCCCAAGGATGCCCCATCGCCGTGTGGGCGTGAAAGGTAACGGGAAGGTGAGCGAGTTCTTGGGCCGCTTGCGGGTCGTTGGTGTCCACGAAGATGTCCGACTGCACGGGGTAGGACTTGATGGCCTCAATGACCTTGGTCAAGTTCTCCACCCTGTTCGGATGGTGGTGGTATGCGATGTTAGCGAGCAGTTTCATGGTTAGAATGTGATGACGAATTTGCTTGGGTCGGGCCATCCTGGGTTGGGGTCGTACACGGTCATCCCTTCCCGCTTGCCAATCCAGGTTTCGGCTTGGTAGCGGTGTTCCCGAACTGGCTCTCCGAGTTCCCGCACATGGGACGACTTGGCCCACCAAAAGTTGCCCGCAAAGTATGGGTAGCCGTCGGGGTTGTTCTGGTCCGCTATTTGGGGGAACTGCTCGGTGGTGAGCCAATGCGTTCCCACGCAGTCCACTTTCTCCAGTTCTGCAAGGGACCGCTCCCATGCCACGATGTTGAAGAATATCATAGACCTGCACCACATCTGCTTGACCAGCGACGGGTCAGCACCACCCTTGGTATGCCCGTAGAGGTACGCCGCATCCTCGGTTTGGCTCGCTCGGTACATCTCGGTCAGCGTCGCCTGCTCCCAAGCGTTTGTGCGGGTCACAACTATTCTAATCTTCGAGGCCACGAGGGAATTGTCCAAGATTTCTTTCACCACCTTCCGCTGGTCGGGTGGACCGACGATGCCGACCCGAATTTCGTCCAACTGTTCAATCAAGCCGTAGTTGCACAGGGCCATCATGTGTTGGTGCATGATTAACTGCCATTGCCCGCCTCCGCCGCAATAGATGTGGTAGTAGTGGATGAGTTTCATTGGGTGAATAGGAGGGTTAAGATGCAGCCGACAAACACCAAGGCCAGCACGACCCGACCGATGGCCAAGGCGAGGTCAAGGAGGGATTCGAGGTTCATTTCAATAGGCGGATTAAGAGTTCGGCAATTGCAAAACCACAGATGATGTTTACCGCTATCATTAGCAACCAACCGACAAGTTCCACAACGATAAGTAGGATTTCAAGCAGGGATTCTCGGTTCATGGGGTCGGGGGGGTTGCTTGTACTACTTCGCCAGGTTCGTATTCGGTAATAACATAGGCTCCTTCTGGTAGTTCTTTCAGGTCAACGCCTTGCAGGTCATGTTCTTTGAACGCATACATTACCCGAATGCCATTCTTTATTATGTAAGGGTACAGCGAAAAGGATAGTTCGTTCACATTTTCTGCCATTACAAACAGGTCGTGTTTTGGATTGACTGACCTTAAACGGTACATCTTCATGCCCCAAAGTTACACCACCAAGTACTTCCCCGAGTTACTGACGGCGAGTTTGTTAAGGGCCACATAGCGCAGGGCATCGCAGGCGTGGTTGTAGGAATCAATCGGGACCCCCGTATCCTTGCCGTCCTTGTCGGTGGCCCAAGTGTAACTGCGGAGTTCCTTAATCAGGTTGGTGGAATCCTTGGTGACATGAAGGTTGAACCGTTTCACGATGTCAATCCCCTGCCTGACCGAATCGGGTCCCTTGCTTGCGGGCTTGATATTGAATCCGAGCCGATAGATTTCCTCGATGGACTTCGGTTCTGCCGAATCGGCCACAATTTCCCAAGCCCTCGTAATCCCGAACTCTTTCAACTTGCCCGCGATGTCGGAGTTGGTCAGCCCCCGATGGTAGAGCAGTTCATGCACAAACAAGTCGTCCCCCCTGCGGTACACGGCGACCAAGGCCGTAGGGTCGTTACTGAACCCCCAGTCAAGCCCGTAGGCGACGAATTTCATCGTCGATGGGTCTATACCCTCGACCACCGTATAGTCCCCGTATATCGCACCCTGTAGCGTTCCGACTTGGCCGAGGCCGTACACCTTCCACCAGTTCGCCCAGTAAGCCGAATGCTCCGCTTTGGTGCGGTTCAGTTCGATGTCGTTGCGGATGGTGTCGGGAAGGGCTTCGTTGTCTTGGTAGGTCAGTATGAGAAACTCCGCATCCTTTTCGGGGAGTACCTCCGTGTGCGCCCAAAATTCGTGGGTTGGGTTGAAGTCGATGTATATCTCCTGACTTGTACGAATCGCCAACTGGTAATAGGAATCGAAGTCGATGTTGTTGGCCTCGTTGATGTAGAGGACCTGCCTCCTTGCCCCTCTTAGGCGGGCTTCCGAATCAGCGGAGAAGAACTCAATCGTGGACCCGTTGGCGAAGTTGTACTGCAGGAGCGTCTTGTTCCAGCGGTCGGGAACCCAACGGTGGGTCCATTGCATAATCTTGGCGAAGTCCTTGATGGCCCCCCGTCGCAAGTGAGGGACGGATTCGGACACCACCGAAATCTCCGACTTGGGATGGCGAGCGGCGTGGTCAATGAGGACCGCAAGGATGCCGAATGTTTTGCTCGCACTTGTTCCGCCCTGTATCACCTTCTTCCGAGCGGTCATCGCCCGAATCTTCTTGATGGCGGTGGTGTACTGGAACATCATTTTGTTGGCGTCAACGAAATGGTTTTGCGGCCATGGCAGGATTTGAACCTGCAATCATACAAGGTGTTGTATGGGTGGCCTCCCACCACATAGCCGTGTAGTCAGGACAGGAATCGAACCTGTGCGTCTAATCTTCTTGGGCACCATAATGCTTCTGCTGGTGTTAGACATCGCCTCATCTCAGAGCAATTCATTAGCGTCTACCATTCCGCCACCTGACTGACACAAAGATACGGGCTTTTCATACACCCGCACCACTACTCCCCAAAAAGCGGCTGCTCGATGGTGATACTCGTTTCCTGCTTTTCCACCAGTCCGTTCAACCGCTGCGTGATGGAGGGGTTGTAGAACGAGAGCAGGCCACCGATGATTTGGTCTTCTCGGATTTCTTCCCGAATCGCACGGCAGATAACCACGAAGTCGTCATAATAGCCGTCCTTGTTGTCAAAGTACTGCTGAGCATCCCCGTAATTATTGCGACAAAACCGCTTAAACCCTTCCAAGGTCAGCGGCACTTTTGCGGGGTCTTCCTTCTTCAACCCATCCTTCCCGACATACTGCACCCGCTTCCATTGTTCGCCTTGGACCTTCACATCCTCCTTGAAGGCGGCCCATGCTTTTTCAAGGTCTTCGGGGGTCTTGAATATCCTTGTTGGGTGCATCAGTATTCTATTTTATCAATGAGTTCGTCAATCTTGTCCACAATCTTCATCTTGACCGCAAAAGCGTTGGGCGAGTTGGATTCCTCCACCGCACCAATGCAGTCGCAGAGGGTGGTTATCACCATCATCAGCGAATCCATGCGGGCTTGGACCTGGGCCTCATCGTTGGGGGCTTTAGTCGAGTTCGCCAAGTTCTCGGAGTTTATTCCTGCTCCACCCAAGAGCCGCTTTGCCACCCCAAAGGAGGTAGGAGATGTAGCCGCAGTCGCTGGAACTGTCAGCGTTGTCGTAGTAGGTTTCTGCACGGGATAGGTATGAGTGCATCCGTTTAACCGTTTCAAGGGAAATCCCTTCCCCATTTGCGAGTTGCTGGGCACGGACCTTCCCCGTCTGCGTGGCGCACTTGTTCCCGTTCCGCTCGTTGAGTTCAATCCCCCGCTTGGCGTTATTGCGTACACCTTCGCCATAGTCGGCATAGGTTTCGAAATGTTCACGGGTTGGGGTTGTTGAGGGCATGGGTAACGGTGTGGTGGTTGGCTTCGGCGAACTGGTCCGCCTGTTCGTAAATGTATTGGAGTGCCGATTTTACGCAGTCAGCGCACCACCAATTCGTGTTGGGTCTGCCGTGGGCCACGAGGATGGTCTGCAAGTCATGGACCGCTTCGGGGGAGAGCCGCATGAACAGGGCGGCCTGATACTGTTCCCAATAGTGGCGGTGCTTGGTGGCCAGCAGGTACTCGTCTTGGGTCATCGGTTCGTGACTTGGAGGATGACAACCGTCAACCCCGCAGAGGCGAGGCCGTAAACGGGAGCGAGAACCCATCCGCAGGTGGGCAGGGTCAGGGCCACCGCCACCCAAAAGGTGAGGCAGGTGACGCAGGAGAACGGCTTGTGCCTTCCCAGCCATGTGCGGTAGAACCATTGCGGGAGGACATGGTACTCGGCGATTGCGAGGGCGGTGAGCGAACTAATCAGCAGGGGAAATATCAGCGTGTCCATGGTTTTGGATTGCGGCCTTGATTTTGGCCTTGGCTTGGTCGATTGAGTATATAATGCTGCGGTACGGGATGCCCGTGTCCCTTGAAAGTTTCTTCATGTTCCCCGTGCGAAGGTGCAGACGGAGTAACTCCTTGTCATACGGGAACGCCCCGTCCTTGGCCCAAGTGTCCATCTCCGCTTCGGCAATGGCCCACAGGTCATCCATGAGGGAATCGTACTCGGACTGGGGGATGGGCGAATCGGGGTCCAGTTCTTCGAGCAGGTCGTGGTGGCGGTACTTTTGGGCAAACTGGTTGTTCTTGCCTCGGTAGAGGTTCAGCAGGAGGCGCACCACATAGAACTTGAAATACCCCTGCGCTTGTATTTGCAGAATCTTGGCGGGGTCCTTTTCCAGCAGTATGAGGACGCACTCCTGCTCCAAGTCCCTCCAAAGCGGGTCGCCTCCTGTAATGGTGAGGCAAGCCTTT